TATACCACCACACCCATCTTCGGGTAAGAAGTCCCTCGCAGGAGCCACCCATCCCCATTGTTTCCACCATCCTACGAGTATATTGTCGTAGTCATCGTGCTCTATTTGTTTAATGATAAGCTCCATTTACCTACAAAGATATAAAAATTAAGGATAACTCTTCATTACTTCTGATTTTAATGTAAATAATTCTACCTTAGAAGTAGAAGTGTTCTCTAATTCAAACACACAGTAGTGGCCTAACACCCCGTGCGACTCGGCTACAGAGTTCTTAATGAACAAAAAGTATGCGTCGTCTACAGGTATTGGCGTTCCCGAAGAGTTGTCTATAACCAATTGGTTTAATCCCAACGGTAGGTCTACGTTTATTGCCGTCACTACACCCGCTAGCACAGGAGTTGTGTATGGCGGTAACAAGAAGTATAGCGGATCGCCGATACTTATAATGCTACCTATTGAAATCAATGGTGATGTAGAAAAATCTATGAGAGTAGATGTAGATATAATAGTTACGTTAAAACTCCTACCTATACCATTAAGACTCCTTAGCGGATACTCATACGCCCCGGCAGGAACGGTGCCTGAGTTTCTAACGAACGCAAACCATGACGCCTCCTTCTTCTCAAACCAAGCCGCCTCTATAAACCCTGTGTACTGTAAGTCTGTGGTAAGCAAAGCAGACCAAGTAGCGTCGCCCTCTAATGTAATCGTCTTGAACAACTTGTTCTCTAACGGAACTTCGTTTAAGACAGACTTTAACTTAGACGTGTACTGAACGCCATAGAAATTATTTCTTAAAGCGTTAACATTATGTCTGAAAATGTTACCTCCTTTAAATGTGTAGAAGAAGCTATTCATCCCTATCATCCAATCCGGATCGTAAGAATAAAAGGAAACCCATCCCTCTACCATGTTGCTGTATGTAAGTGTGTAATTCATTATTAAGGGCAGTTTTGGAATATGTCAACAATAACACCGTTAAGAACTTGGATGGTGTCGTTAGGAGCCGTTACATGTGTAGATGTTTTATAGTACCCATCAGGCAACGGGAACTCTCCGTTAGAGTCAATGAACACGTAGTCATACAATCCCAATGTAAAACCATCGCCGCTTACGGCTGCGTTATAAAACAGAGACGACTCCTCCATAGTACATAGGGTTACTAACTCACCCGCCTCTGTAGAGCTACAGTCAGGAAGTTTTGTTGGGCACCCAACCTGAACAGCAAACGAGTCGTCAGCACAAGGCCCGATGATAGTTACCTGTACGTCAGTAGGCGTAGCTGCTGTCTTAGGGATAACCATCACACACATTGCGGGATCGCTTGGTGTTGTTAAGAACATCTGAGATAGCAACACAGTAACAGACTCTGTTGATCCTGTGGGGATAAAGCTAGACCCGTTAAACAAAAACTTATTTAAAGTAAACGGACTATTTGCTATCAAGCCACAGTCATTACCTTGATTTCCTAGGTATATAGGTAGGCCCGGAGGCCCTACTAATAACCCATATAATGGAGAGCTAAACTTATTAAACACAGTAGAATTAAACAACACCTGTATCCCGTTAGGAATACCGTATGGTCTAAACTTAACGATAATTGCACCCGTTGAAGATCCCGCATCTATGTTCATGTTGTAGTATCCCTGCGCCCCTGTGACTGAGGTAATCTCCCCGCAAGGTATATCGCATATTGCACATGGGACATCTGCGTATAACACACAAGAAACTTGCTGTCTAGTTATAACCCCGTCTGAGTAGTACCCATCGGGCGCACATATCGTTAGGTATGGATCTAGGAACACTGACGTAGCAGATCCTAGCGATGGGGCGTTTAAGTAGTATGTCTGAGGTATTGGCATATTTATTTATTTAAGGGCAATTACAATCTAATATGGTTATTATAGGATTACCCGAAGTTATTTCCCATGGCGCATTCTTCACACATTGAAGCGCAAGTTCACCCGGTTCTAGTATTATAGTAACAGGAGTAATTGTTGGTGAACCATTCACACATATACCCGAAGGGAAATCTATATAAGCCTCTTCTGAACTATGCGTGTTATCTAAACTTAGTTGTATACAATCCGATGCACAAGCCACACAGTCACAGCACACGTCAGTAGGGTTATCCTCCGAGTAACACAACGTGATTGGTAGGATGGACCTAAAGTCCCATATCAAATAAAGATACTCTCCGACTGTATTGTCGGGAACAATAAAACTTGAGTAGTAGTTAGTCGGCCCTCCGCTTATTGGAGTGGCGTTTAACGCCAACCCTAACAACGTACCAATATCAAGAGGGTTGTTATCATATAAAACTGACGTTCTCAGGTACCTAAACTTATCCTTTAACGGATCAAAGTCAAAGGTGTCTGACCCAATCTTATTAGACCTAAGTATCATCGTGCTTCCATTAGGTGGGAAGAATGGAGATCCAATAAACCCTGTTGTTAGATTATACCTAGACACCAAAGGGTTAGATGAACCAAATGCAAAGTTCACTAAGTTAGATTGTAACGGGGATACAAATGAATCGATTGTATACCTGAACTCAGCGTGTATGCTCTCCCCTCCCTCAGTATTGTTTGTAACTACAACCTCAACTATTTTCATTTGTTCAGCGATAGGACACTTAGCGTTCATAGTTAAGGTAACATCGCCCGTGTACACTATTGTTATATAAGCAACGTCATCCGTAACTAGATCCCTAGCAAATATGATATTGCCATTGGTGGTGGTTGATCCCGAGCTATATTCAATAGAGTCATACACAACCTTAACCTCAAACGGATCGGCTATAGGTGTAGCAGCAACCCACCACTCAACCTCTGTAGTACCTATATTAGACCCAAGGTATACGCAATAACTAAACGTCAACTCCTCTTCTCCTTGCTGTGACAATGTAAGAGTCTTTAAGTTGTCGCAGTTTACGCACGGCACATCTATAGGAACCCTTCTATCGTTTGTCGTCAACACGTACTCGTTCATGTAAGGATCAAATCCTCCTAACTTCTGTGTGTTAAAGGATTGGTTGAACACGTCCCTAAACCAAGTCCGCATGTTCTGTTCCGATATAACCTTTAGCTGCTCGTTAGAATACGCATTGCCTTGTAGCTGCAACACAGCACCACGCTTAGCGTCCGTAAAGTATCTATCGTATCCCCACTGAACATAGCTCTCAGGATTAAAACTAATGCCATACTTCTCCGTCCTAGCTATCTGTGTACCCAACACCTCAGGCACCGACGTGATCGCACTGCCCGCACCTGCGTCAGACAATAAGTTCTTTCCCGTTAACACATAAGATATCTTGTCCTCTTGTAATACTAGTATGTCCGTCTCTCTGCCGTCCATTATATAAATATCACCGAACGATACCTCTAGTGGTTTGAAGTTAAGTAGTCCTAGGTTAAATTCATTTAACTTATTAACATTAGACTCGTTGTTATACACACCACTATAAGTAACATCAGCAAATCTGTTGGCTTCCTTATAGTCCTGAGCCGACACGCTAAACACCCTGTTGCCTAGGTTAAACGAACGACCCACAAGAGAGTCTCTTATCTTGTAGCTCTCAGCTCCGTTACCAAAAGCGAAGCAGTTGAAGAAGTCTGTCTGTATGATAGCAGGTGTTTCTAATGCTATGTCCTGTGATTGGTCTCCGGTAGCACCATTAGATAAGTGGTTGCCATATACGTCAATAGGGAACGACAAGTTGTTTTCAAAGAACACATCAGGCTGCGCATCAATTGGTTCTGTTTCAAATATCAATGTATTGTCAGAACGAAATACTTGTATATTAACAGTAACAGATGAGTGTCTTTTTTTGCTACCAACTCCTTCACAAAAATTAGTTCCTGTTACCATTAACATTAATTGTTGAGTTGTTAAATCTCTGAAAAATCTATAGTAATTTACACATAAATCCCCGGGGATGTCCATCATTGAATTTGTTATAGTTGGAATAAACGTATTGTTTATAGGACAATTACCTGTTCCTCCTACTTCCTGAGTTCCATCATCTAATATACCCTCAACATTATCTCCTATCCACCAATCGTACATGTTATTATAACTAGCAGAAGAAATCATTGTTTTACTTAGAGTATACTTTCTCCTCTCACATGAATTATCTCCATTGCCTGTTCCCTCTCTAACAAACTTAAAGTCCAATATAATCCTACTGCCTGCGGGCACATCATAGTCAACCCACAATGAAGTTGAATCATTAAACTGATTCATTTTGTAGCGCACTACAGGGAATATAGGTCCCGCTGACCCTTCTCCCGCAGTGACTGTAACTGAACCCGGAGCTATAACTGCATTCTCGTCTATAACTAAAGAAAAGTCATTAGGGTTCATCTTCATATAAACACCCGCCGGGGCATCGACACCGCCCGCCGTGGTTATAAAGCCTGCTTGTTTACTTGCTTTCTCTAACACGGTTGCGTAAACGCAAGAAGTTGTAGGCCCTGCTGAGTCAGCCTTTACAATTAACCTATCACCCTGCTCAACCTTTCTAGAGTTCTCACCCTCTAATAAGAAGTACGCTTGGTTAGTTAGCGCATCGATAAAAAATATGTTTGAGTATATAACCTCATACGTCTCTGTATCAGGCTTTATTACAAACTTATATCTCTTGGCCCAAGCAGGTGCAACCTGCGTATAAGGTATTGTTACTTGTATACTATTTTTATAAGCAGACTTACTGCATGGCACGTGCACATTATTAAGCGTACTTACTAACGCAGTTGTAGCCCTATTATAATCATCCATGTAAACAATTCCGATCTCATACCCCCTATTACTATGTAAGCTCCTAGTATTAGCTATATCTTGATATGAGACCTCTGAGTATATTACCTCGTAGTACTCATACACATTATATGTGGGAGTGGTTAGATCATCAACAAACCTCATGGCTAACAACTGTAATAAAATATTTGGATATAAAGGAGTAGCATATATAGCTATAGCCTCATTATCAGCGTTTATTCCACTAGCATATTTAAGCACGGACGGCGATCCTGCCAACGAGTTAGGTATTGAGCAGTTAAACTTATCTGTAAGCGTAGTACCATCACACGATGTTGGTCCAAGCAACGGGTCGTATACAGGCTTAATATTTAAAGCTGTTCCAACTGCACTCTGAAACTCAGGGCTAGTTGCCATTGCGTAAACAGACGAGTATGTGGTGGGTAGATAAAAAGAAAAATTAATGGTAATATCACTAGTTGTCATAGACGGAGTTCCGTCGCCTGTAAATGAATTATGTCGAAAGGCTATATCAACAGACAACAACCCCCCTTCTGCTAATACAACTCCTGATAGATCTATATTAACAACAGAGTCAGGAATAGACTCAGGTCCATTTATATTATAAGAACCCGTGTCGGCACTAGAAGGGATATCTGTCAATCCTATACTATTTGAAATTAAATCAGTAGTGTAATCAAACTGCACAGGATAACCGTTCTTATCTATTAAGTCATATCCCTCCACATAGTTCCCGTACATCAACCTATTGCCCATAATAGTCTGTGCCTTAGCAAACCTAGGCACGTTGTCGTATAACCTAAGTAGTTCAGCTTGAGGTAGTATAGTAAAAATCTTACTGTTGGTAAAAACATAGGTTTGTTCTGAGTCGAAAGCTACAGTGTCAAACTTATCTATAACCTTTATAATATTACTATCAGCACTCTTAAACAATAAATCTGTACTAACAACAAGTTCTCCGCCGTCCCGATATTTTACCTCACACGCATTACACGAGTTTACCATCCCCTCGTTTAAAGAACTATCTGCGCTAAAATTAAATTCACTAGGAATAAATGCCGGTGCGGACCATTGAGATATGGCCGAGTACTCACCGTCGGCATACTTATACCTATAAGCAAAACATATAAATCTTTCCTCTAAATAATTCTCCTCACCACTTGTAGAAATAGGAGTAACAATAGGTGCCTCAGTAGGCGGTCTCTTAATCACAAGAATAGACTCAGCGAGAAGTGGATCATCAACATACCCCACAGGAACAGGATAACTCCTTGTCACGTTTATAAATCGTGGTGCGTTGTAATCGTCAGTGAAGAATAACAGGTCGCCTATAATACTAACCCCGGTAATTAAAAACTTATCATTAAAATTTAACGTGGTATTAATTAAACTATCGGGATCCTTTGTGCTTATGATATGGTACGTCACTATGTTTGAGAACACGTTTATAGACATAATCAAATCAAGCTTACCCGTAGGGCTCGCCGTAAAGTTAGAGTCGTGAACAAACCAATATATGGTCTCCCTAGCGCTGTCCTCTATAGCACCGATACACCTAGCGTCTGCACTTAATGGCGTGCCGTCATAGTAAGCCAACGCCGTCATAGGCATGTTACCCTTACTGTTCTCGATGACACCATACTCAGAGTTCTCGGTAGACCCCATCCTAATATTCAAGGCGTCGATATACTCACCGGCAGGAACGACTCGTTCGTCCATGACCTTGTTCATCCTACCCGCTAAAAAGTTTCTTGTGAATTTTGCCATGTTATTTAATTATCTTGTCCATACCCCTCATGTTCATCAACAACCTGCCGGGATGAATGTTGCTTATTCTAATCTTTGCGTTACTTAATAGTGCTCTTCGTTTTTTTCTAGCACGGGTGATCACGTACTCCTGTACGCCAATCTTTGAACTAAGTATCTCGTACTCTATGGCAGCATACACATAACTCTCAAATAACTTATTGACGGTTATCAACGAGTTATCCCCACCCTCCATTCCGTCGGACACGTACTCAAGTATACACAGTTGGCCCGACATACCTGAGTCAAAGTTTATCACACCCGCCTTGCTGTCGATATTAAACGTAGGGTTCCTATTAGCGGTCTCGGTCTCTAGACCATATCTAGTGCCGATGCCGTAGTCGAAGAACCAATTGCCGTCCATGTTGTAGCCATACTGCCCGTCAAACTGATTGCCCGGGTTAAGGTAGATAGTCTTCTTGATACCTGTGATCCTGTCGTAGTCTATCGTAGAGTTCTCCGGCTGCAATGGGTTACCATTAATGTCAAATAATATCCTAGCGTTGTTGTCCTGTAGGTAGGCCCTAGAAGATAGCGTCTGAATATTTTCACTGAGCGGTCTAAGCAGTCCGTCTTTATACAAAGATATCCTAACCCAATTGACGTAGTCAGCCGGCAGGATATACTTTAGGTTGTCTCCAACACTAAGCTCTAATATTTTTATTTCCTTGAACGCATCGTAGTTCAACTCCTGTATAGCACGCTTGGCGTGGAACAGGATCTTAAACCTCTCCTCGTTATTCACCATGGAGTGATTACCCGAGTACATCAACAAGAAGTTGTTAACTATATCGAACAGGCTAACGTATTGGTACGATCCCCAATTCGCATCCTCGGGCGTGTTGCCGTCATTTTCGTAGTATTGATATTGCGATAAGTAAGCCATTTGTAGTAATTTTTATTGTTATTGTTTTTGACTGAACGTCGGCTGTTCGTGTTGCTCCTGTGCTAAAGCAAACTGAACCACTTCTGTCTCACGTATAGATATACCACAGTACTGAAGTATCTTAACTATCAACTTATACTCGTCCTCGTTAGGTAACTCAAAGTCTTGGTAGTCAGGCTGTGATTGATCGAACGATGGCTCGCCACCCAAGAGTGATATGTACGTCCACTTAGGATCCTTAGGGTACCTAAAATAGGCGGCCTCTACCTGACCAATAGTGTTGATGTTGCTTGGGTACACATACATCCTATCTGTAGTCTGAGTGTACGCCGGGTACATATTAGACGGTGCGGTAAGCAACGAGTTATTAAGAAGCGTTATCTTACCACTAGTAACCTTCTCAGCCTCACGTGCAACCGATGAGAATATAATATAGTCGTCAGGTGTAGCCAAGAATATATCCTTCTCTAATAATAGGTTAGTTGCATCTATAACAGCAACAACGGTGGTAGCTTTAGTGGTAGTCTTGTTCGTCACTATATCCCCAACGCTTACGTTAGACGTAATGAAGTCTGCCGCTGAGTCCGTTAACTGATCTATTGTTACAGTGGTATTGGTCCCGGAAGTAAGCACATAAGGGTGACAGTTAATCTTGTTTATCAAGTAAGCCTCGTTACCTGTAGTGGTAAGAGACGGCATAAAAAACCTATTAGTTGGAGTAGCTAAAGTTAATGTCAACGGAGATAAGAAGTCCGTAACTAAGAAACCCTCTAACACCTCAGCTATAGTTTTATGTATATCGGCGTAGTCTGTACCCGACATCCTTGCATTCTCCGCATTTATAATCTTATTGTAGCTACTGAAGTACTCGTCAAAGAACTCCATCTGAGCTTGCTTTGCGTATAAGTTAAAATCAGAAGGAGATATATATCCGTAGTTGTTCTTATTTAATACAGACAGTACAGTATTTCGAACAGAGTTTATCATCTTTGAACTTTTTACAAAGATATAAAAAAAGAGGGAACAATGCGTGTTCCCTCTCTTTATTATTATTTAATCAATACTTCTACAGGCAAGCCTCTAGCATCTTCAGTGCATCTAAACCCTCATCACTTTTTAAGTAGTGACCCACTGATACATGAGGATCTTCCCCGAAAGGTATCGACATCATCTTCTTTTTATTTGTAGGCGTGGTAAACCAAACCTCTTTGTTGTTGTTCCTCAAGGCTAACAATCTATTCTCAAAGAATATATGCACCTTAGAGTTGAACTTTAATTCAGGATCACCAACCATGTTTAAGAACTGCTTAGGGTCTCGCTTAGCGAAGATCATGATGTCCCTCTTTAACTCTGCCGTCGTAATAGCCGTAGGGTCCTTAGCAAACAACACACGGTATACCGTCTCTATTTGGTCGGTAGACAACTGTCTCGCCTCGATCATTGCGTCGGCCTCTATGTTAAGTTCTGTAACTATTTGTTCAGCATCCTTCTCCTTGTCAATCTCAACAAAACTTCTCCCGTTTAATGGATGGTAGTGTAAGAACTTTTGTAGCACCGGATTATTTTTTGGTACCATAAGGAACCCATTCTCAAAGATAATCGGCTCAAGTAATGCGTTGCCATCCTGCTCGTCTTCGAACGGTGATTTCTGATTGGTTGCGTATCTTAACGCCCTGTTCTCGTTGTTGTCCTCGTCAAACCACAGTAAGGGGAAACGTCTTGTGTTCCTAGATGGTAGCGTGAAAGAGATTGGTACTGCGTTGTTTGTAAGTTTGTAGATCTTGTCTACAAGTGTTATTGTTGCTTTTGACATTTGATATGATTTTAATTTTAAATAAAAAAAATGGAGGTGCCACTAGGACACCCCCAAATGAATATAATATTGACTATGATCCGTAACGGAACAATACGAAGTTGTTTGCACCCAATGTACATACACATCTCTCAGACAAGAAGTTTACCTCCATTGCATCCAAGTCGCTAGTAGCTGCGCCACCCGCTGAACCTGTAATCCAAGTCTTGTATCTTCTATCTTCTGCCTCAGAAGCTCTGTATCTCACGTGCAAGAATGGACGCTTAGCGTTCTTACCCATCACTTGGTCGTATACTGAAGTAGATCCCGCAGGAACAAGTAAGCCTGTTACCGTACCTGATGCAGATGCACCTGTAGGTAAGTTACCTCTCATGGTAGGATCGTTCAAGTATTTCCAATCAGTCTTATAGAAATCGTAACCTCTACGGAAACCGCTGAACCCTAAGTTCAATGCCATCTCAACATCGTTGTCAAACAAACCGAATGACGCACCTGTTGAAGCTCCTGAAGAACTGTAACCGTTCAATGTAGCTAACATGTCATCTACGTCGAAACCGAAGTCACGATTAAGGAAGATCACGTTTTCTTCAATTGAACCTTGCTTGTCCAAACGAGAGATGATAGTATCCCAATCTGCTAATGTAGTTGGATTACCACCGCCCCATACGTTACCACGGCTGTTTACTACGTAGAATACTCCCTCAGAACCTTTGTTACCAAAGTCAGGGTTAAGTGCAGGATCGGCAGCACCTGAACCCGCAGCAGCAGGTACAGCTTCGATCATAGCAGTCTCTAAGTAATCTTCAAAACGAAGACGAGTCTCATGCTCTGACTTCAAGTACCATAAGTAACCTGTAGCACCATTCTCAGTTGTAACTTCTACCCAACCGATTTGAGCCATGTCAGAACCGTTAACAGCGTACTTGTCTTTGATGATGATTGGGCTATTAGAGAAGATTGTGTCTTCTGCTTCCAATGAACCAACCATACCTACTGTACCTTTCTTGAACTCAGATCCATAGATCCAAACAGAAATAGTAGCACCTAAAGCAAACGCTTGACCGGCTGCCTCGTAGTAAGCAACAACAAAAGTTTTTGCAGTTACGTTGACACTTGTTACGATACCCTTATTCGAAACACCTGTTGCGTTGTCAGAAAGATAAATAGTCTGACCTGCACGGATAGCAAGGTATGTAGTTGTAGAATCAGTTACAGTAATAGTAGCACTGTCTGATGCAAGTGCTGCACCGGATACGCAATTTACATACTTAGTATGCAAACGACCTTGTTCAGCCCATTTGATCATGTCTGAGTTAGAAGGCATCTCTGCGCCTACCATTCTCAAGAATGAAGCCACTGTTCTGTTACCATATCTTTCAAATTCCTTTTCGTAAGTATCAGGTAGATACTGATTTAAGAAATCAAAGTTGGTAATGTAATTTGTTGATAAAGGAACCTGTTCTGCACTAGGATTTAGTGCGAAGGTTGGTGTTGTTAAAATTGCCATCTTTTTTTTTAGTTTTTTTTAGTTTCGTAATTTTTTTGAACTGTGGATTTTTAAACTCCTCCCGGAATCAGGGTTAACTGCCTTGACTTGCATACCGCCCGTGGTCGTAACTTCAGGTGCTCTGTTTGTAGACATGTTTATGTTCTTTGTCTTTCGCATCACATCGTTAGTCGCATCTGATTGGCCTTGTTCATAAAAGAACTTAGCAAACTTCTCAGGGTGCATGGCCATGGCTAATGACCTGTGGTATCCTGCCGCATCCTTAATCAACCCATTCTCATCCAAGAACTTCGTAATGAAGTTAGATGGTGTAGCCTGAGCCTTCTTTAGTTCAGCAGCCTCTCCCGGAGTAAACGTGAACTTCTTGTTATCAATACTGAAATCAAAACCTTTGAAATCCTTATTAAATAAGTCGTTCGTCTTTTGGTCAAACCAACTTCTTTTACGAGTGTTCTCCTCTTCTATGGTCTTCGCCTGTTTGGTGTACTGCTTATAGCTATCGTACTCTTCTCTTTCATCGTCGGGTAATGATGCCGTCCTTGACTCAAGGGGAACCTTATACTTACCTTGTTGTTCTGTGAAGAATTTTTTAGCTTCAGCAACAGCTTTCTTCTTAGCTATCTTAACTCTTTTTATTTTTGAATCGTCGTCGATGTCCTCGTCAAATGTGTAGTCCTCCATCAAAGACTCAATGTCTTCTGCGTCAAGACCATCCTGCGTAGCGGATAGGTAATCTTTCAACAAGACATCAGAGTCCATAGTGTTGTAGTCCTTGTTCAACTTAATAAAGTCTTCGAACCCACGACCCGTTTCTTTTTTAAATTTCATATAAGCGGCAACGTCTTCGGGCATATCTGTAGCCTCCTTACGTTCGGCCATTAACTCATCAAATGAATTAATCTGCTTATTGTATCTCTTACCAATATAATTAAGAACTTCATCTTCATTTAATTCTACAGTGGCAGGAACTTCATCTTGACCACCATCTTGCCCACTGTCTTGACCATCATCATCTAGACTCGCTTCGTGTTTAGCTAACAAATCTGCTTCTGTTTCTTGAACACTTTTCTGTTCTGTTGAGTCTATTGCTCTTACTTTAAATTCCATTTAATTAAATTTAGGTTACAAATATATGTATAATTTCTGAATAATAAACTATCTAGGACTAAATTCTGCTAAATCAAAACCATCTAAACTATCCTCGTTAGACTCAAAGTTTTGCGGAGCAAGGTTATTCTTCCTCTGCGTGATCAACTTAGACTGCTCACTATTCTGTTGGCTAATACGTTTTGACTTAGCTAACTCCCTTTCTTTCTCCCTGTTCTGCAATGAATTATGATCCATCCCGGCTAGCTGCATGCTATAATTAAACTCAACAGCCATCAACCTCTCTTTCAGCTCAGCCTCCTTCTCCATCATTTGAATATTAATAGTGGCCTCCATCTGCTTGACTTGAGCCTTCATCTGAGCTTCACCCTGCATCTTCTGCATAGCAGTCTGTCCTGCCATCTCCTGAGACTTTAATTGCTGCTGAGCAGTCATCGCCTGTTTCTGCATAGCCATCTGCTCCTCACGCTTTTCCTTCTTGATACGCTTCATCTTCAACAACTGATTGGCTAGCTTCAAGTTCTTAATCTCCCTGATGTCAATAGCGTCCTCTAGGTTAATGTCACCCTTACTTAAAGCCATCTGTATGTTAGCCTCAAGCTGCGCCTTTTGCTCTTCATCCGGAGACACCTCAATAAAGATACCAAAGTCATATATATATAAGTCTGATATCTTATCTAATATAGCTACGTTATACTTACCAATCTTATTTATAAACTCATCCTTAAACTCTGCATACTGTAATATGTCCGCTACCCTGTAAGTCAACGCCTCAGCTAATGACCTATATATGTATAACCCTCCCTCTAAGATATGGCGTGTAGCTGTGTTTGAGTTCAAGGCTGCTAGCTTCTGTACGCCAACTAATGAGTTTGGATCGGGGTTAGAACCATCCCTTGCCTCGTTAAGTCCCGTCACAGATCTAATCATGTCCATGTAGTGGTTGTAGTTCGTTATCAACATCTGAGTCTTACTAGCACCTGAGTTTGACGTCAACTGCGTAATAGGAATCCTAGCGTTGTTAAACTCACCATCTCCCGTATAACTCCTACCGATGACACTACCCGTTTGGAAGTATAGCCTCAACGCATCCTCAGGATTATAAGCGTTACCCGTACCTAGGTCTACCTCATTTAAACCGTCGGCGTCTATGAACACACCATCAGGCACAACACGTGCGATCACTTGCTGTAACTTTAAATGCGTAA